CCTCAAATAACATAATTGTTTAACCACGAAAATGGGCTTGAACAACCGAATGGAAGACGCGTTTCTTACTAGGGAGTAAAATAGAAAATTAGATTCGGAGGCATCCGGGTTGTGTGAAAAAGTAGGGGGGTCACCCGGCGGGGAACCAAGAAGAATTATGTTATTAAATGCAGGTCACAGACAAGGCGTCGGTCAGGTCTCCAAAACCTCGATGGGTAGGTTCGATTCCTACGGTCTGCGCAGAAGACGGAGAGTGAGTCAAGGGTAATTCCGTTATGGTTATCCCTAGAGGGTCTCTCCCGAAGAAATATGGATTTTGAAGCACAATTGGACGTGCGACCGGCGTAAGGCCGGGAGGATATAGGTTCGAATCCTATCAATATCCCAAATTAAAAAGTTTAACAACCGGGGTGTCCATACTCTAAAAAATTAATGGACTAGACGTGTTGATAGGGGTGACCTCCCAATAGTAGCACCATAGAAATATGGTAAAGGATAGATAAGGACTAGTACGCCGGTGACGAACACGACGAATTCCGGATTTCCCATTGTTGCCCGCTACGACCCAAGGGCGGGGTTGTTAAACTTTTTTTTATATATTTATCAATATGAAAAACTTTAAATTTTTAATGGATAAACTCAAGGATTATAATTTAAACTCTGAGGATTATGCTGTTTTTGGTTCGGCACCATTAGTGATAACCGGTATGGTTGATGATGTTAACGATTTAGATGTTATTATACGACCATCAAAATGGGGATTCAATGATAAAGGAGAATATAGAACCAAAGATATTGAGTTCTTCGATAATTGGCCCAAATATGATATTGATGATTTAATTGATAATCATTCATTCCTATATAACGGAATTAGATTTATAAATCCAAAAAAAGTTCTCGAATATAAAAAATTACTTAAAAGAGATAAAGATAAAGATATTTGGGATTATTAAAAATAATAATTATAAAAAAAGGGTTAGAATTATCTAACCCTTTTTATTGTTTATTACACTACTGGTTTTTTGGCAACAATTGACCAAATTACACCAACTAATGTTAATACCGCACCCGATAGTTCAGTGTACAATCCGTCAGAAATGTAACCTTGAGCAATTACAATACCACCAACGGCAGTGAATACATGGCGAATAACACCAAAAATTTGTTCTTTATTCATATTAAAGTTTTTAACGTTTATTATCTATAAATAGTTTTAAAATCATCGTTATTAAAAAAATAAATAAAAAAAGACTTGACACTTTTATAAAAAGTCGTATATTTATTAGAAATTACAATAACACAACAAATGCAAACTTTAAACATATTACTTACGATAGCGGGAACTGAGGGTAGAGATACAACTTGGAAGTCGATGGTATGATATATATTTAAGTAAAAAAAATATTCAAAAATCCATCTTCAAAAAAGGTGGATTTTTTTTTGGTTTATAGTTGTCGGAATGAAATAAAAGATTATCTTTGTACCGAATTAAAAAACAAGATATGGACGATATAAGAGAAGAGTTGGTTATGGATTACTCACCAATATTAGGAGTAACCTACGGATTAAAAAATGTTTTAATCGAAGAAGAAAAAAAAGAAGAATAAAATTTGGTAGAATGAAATAAAGTATTATCTTTGTACCATCAAAAAGAAACAAGTTAATTGAAATATTGATAATGTAAAAATGACATCTCCCAAGGGAGAAAGTCCTGGTCCGGATAGAACCTCATCTATCCAAAATTCGCTGCCATCATCTAACGGTCAGGATATATGGTTTTCATCCATAAAATCGGAGTTCGATTCTCCGTGGCAGTACTTTAAACATTTTTGTACTTTTACTATATATTGAGATATTTATAGTAAAAGAACAAAATGGCGAGAAAAAAACCACATATACATTACATTTATAAAACAACTTGTAATGTTACAAATAGATTTTATATCGGAATGCACAGTACCACTAATTTAGAAGATGGTTATTTGGGTAGTGGAAAACGATTAAGATATTCTATTAGAAAATACGGTAAAGAAAACCACACAAAAGAAATTTTGGAGTTTTTACTAACAAGAGAAGAGTTAGTTATTCGAGAGTTAAAAATTGTTGATAAGATTTTAATCTCCGATAAATTATGTATGAATCTTAAAGAAGGTGGTTCAGGTGGATTTACAAAAAAAGATTGGGAAAAGGGTCAAATAGCGTCTAGTATTCTTATGAAAGAAAGATGGAAAGACCCGGAATATCGAGATAAAATGATTCGTGTAAGACAAGAAGGAGTAAAAAAACTACATAAAGAGGGGAAGATTAAGTATGATAATTTTAAAGGGAAAAAACATAGCCCCGAATCTATTGAGAAAATGAAAGAATCTCGAAAAGGACAAGGTAATGGGGAAAATAATTCTCAGTATGGGACTTGTTGGATAACAAATGAAATTGAGAATAAAAAAATATTTAAAGGAGATTTAATTCCGGAAGGATGGAGATTGGGAAGGAAAATAAATAATGGGGGTATCGTATAAAAGCAATTACAGTGGTTTTGCAAATCACAGAACACGGAGCGTTACCGTGTACCTCCACAAAAATAAAATAAAAAAAGATTTGGTAGTTTAAATTGTTCTACCTATCTTTGTTGAGAATAAAAACAAGGTCTATTAGTGAAGAAGCATCATCCAACACTGTCACTGTTGAGTAGACGGAGCGTTACCGTCATAGACCGCAAAACTCAAGATTAATTACCTTGGGAATGGATGATTCGAAGCATCCGATTGATTATAGTGTAATGGTGCACACCATCCTCCAAAACAGGGTTCGAGTCCCTGGAACGTGGGCTTCTCAGGGGAAGGGAGATTAAGGTTCAAATCCTTATTAGTCAGCAAAATAAATAATACATCGCGAGGGGGGGGTATAGTATCCCATCGGTCTCATAAGCCGAACAAAGCAGGAGCGTTACCTGCCCTACGCTACTAATTTAATAACTAAATCCGTATGGCTACAGTAGCAAAAAGGTCAAGACAACAAAGAGTTCTTGAAATGTTGGAGAAACAATTAAAAAATGGTGTAAAAACCGAAAAAGGTACTATGGATACCAAGATTCCATTAACTGATTCTGATGTGAAGAGAATCAACAAAGAGATTGACACTCTTAAAACAAAAGTGTAACAAAATAGATGATTAATTTCATCTAACTGCGAGTGAAGTGTTTCGGTAGCATCTCTGACTTCCAATCAGATGGGCCGGTTTCGACTACCGGTACTCGCACAAAAATACAACACGACGAAAATAGGTTAACCAGCACCTGTTATCACGACACCTATAGTATTCAGAAAGTACGTATTATCTGTTTTGCGGTGAGAAGGGAATAAGTCCGGATTAGCTATCCACCTGATGAAAACCTTAAGTCGGATTGTGGTGTTGCTCCACAGCAGTGTTTTATTTTAAATTTTATATTCTGTTTGACGTTAGACAGTATGGTGCCCTCGATATCTCGGAAACACAAGTGGGGAAGGAAGTTACTCACCACATACAGAAAACATAGATTCGTATGTCTAACGAAAGGTTAAGTGAAAAGGTCGGCATTCGTTCCAACGTTGCGACAGACTATAATAGGGGAGTGAAGGGGTTTGGGCCTTCACACTTAATTACCAATCTATGTCGGTAACAGAATAAATTGGCTCCATCGTTCAACGGATAGGACATTTCTCTTCTAAGGAAATTATCGGGGTTCGAATCCCTGTGGAGTCACATCAATTGCCTTGGTGGTGGAACGGTAGACACGCTTGTCTTAGGAACAAGATTTTGAGGGTTCGATTCCCTCCTGAGGTACAATACATTATCATAACTCGGTGTGATACACCGCCAACTACCTCCTTAAACAACGTGGGAACTGCGGTTCTCCCAATGTGGCCGAAGTGATGATGTTATAAGAAACAGAGAAAAATCTGGACAGCGAAAGCAGGATAGACCTTGGGCAGTTTCTTTTAGTAGTTTAAGAGACAGAGTTGACTTCTACTTAAAAAAAATACTCTGCGACAGGCTTCCTACGCACGAATGGTGGTGTACCGGATTTGTAACCCGGAATAGAGTCAGTTCGATTCTGACAGGAAGCTCAAAATGAACGGGTGGTAAATGGTAAAGCGTCTCGGCCAGGAGGTCGGGAGATGAGGTTCGATTCCTCGAAGTAAACGGAAATTTATGAGTATGGTACTATTGTAGGTTCGAATCCTACTCTGTTCACAAAATCGACTATAAGAGGATTGGTATGTAGGAACAACATACAAGTAGTTGACATCTCGGAAAGACGAGAAAATAGTCAGGTGGCGGAATTGGTGTACGCAGTGGTGTGTTAAATGTGGGAATAGACATAATCCCTAATCCTTGTGAAAGGACTAACCGCTTGTCTTTTATTACAGGTTCGACCCCTGTTCTGACTACAAATTATAAAGGAAGTGTCAAACGCTCTTTAGACACACTTGACAACTAGGGATGGAGTTCGAATCTCCTGACACAAATTAGGGCTTGTGAATAACAGACGGGATAAGAGTAGTTGTTATAATATAGTCAGGTTGGATACAAGGTCGGTTCGAGTCCGATGGAAGGTCACGGATGACGGGTAGCACCCTGTAGAGAGGTTCGATTCCTCTCCTGACTACAATTGAGATAGAGATACTCAATAGATTTGGCATCGTTTCTTAAACAAAGATGTAGCTGACGCCTCAAACGGTTTTACAGAGGGGGTCTTTGGGAAAAGGGAGCGTACTAACTCACCTCCAAGTAATAGTTGACTTTTATGTGCGGGTAAGACCGTCTCGACTTTTGAATAGGAAAACAGAAAAAATCTACCCCAAATTAATCTCATTGGGGGAACACATCCCCGTGGTGAAACGGTAAACACCTCTTCCTTAAAAGGAGACGCTTAGGCTTACGAGTTCAACTCTCGTCGGGGATACTAATATTTATTAATATGAAAAACAACCAACCCAACTCCACATAGTTTTAGCTATTAGCTAAAATTTATGACTCAGAAATTGAGAATTTGGAGAGTAGTTCCCGTTAATAACGGTGTTCAGGCTCCCACTTTTTTCGTAGAAACTACGGAAGAAGGACGTGAGAAGGCAGAGGAATCTGCGATTAAACAAGCACGAATTAAATCGGGCTTAGGAAAGTTCAAACAGTGGAACTTTAGATTGGAGAAACTCTCTGTGAGGGTTGATAAATTTGGTAGGTATGTGAAACACCACCAATAAGTTGACATATGTTTGTGGGTTCATTAAAAACCCATTTTAGTCCTATTAGCTCAGTCCGGTCAGTAGCAGTTCGCTCATAACGAAAAGGTCACAGGTTCGAATCCTGTATAGGACACAGCGGATATTTGAGTGTAAGCAAGTACAATATCTATCGTTAGACCCTTACAGGTGATGAACGGTGGTCTTAGGGTCATTCCTAAGTGTAGATACCAGTTAACTCTACATAAAACCTTCAAGGAAACTTGGGGGTTTTTTATTTACAATAAAATAAAGTATCCTTATATTTATAAATGAAACCTTGTTGCTGAGGTTCGCGTGTTCACAGAGACATTTGAGTTGGAATTAATACCAACGAAGCGAAGTTCAATAAACATAAAAAATAAAATAAGGAAATTATGTATTACCAAACAAAAACAGGTACGCCTTGTGCGTATATTACAAAAGACAAAAAACGTCTTAAACAAGTTGGACAAAATGTCTATCTTAAAAACGGGGAAGAATTCGAACTAGAATTATTTAACCCATCATCAACCACAGTATTAGCGAAAATTAAACTTGACGGAAGTTATATCTCCGGAGGAGGAATTGTACTTAAACCGGGACAAAGAGTATTTCTTGAGAGATACCTTGACGACGCTCGTAAATTTAAGTTTGAAACTTATGAGGTTGACGGAACATCAAATGAAGTATTGGATGCCATCGCCGGAAATGGGGATGTTGTTATTGACTTCTTTGATGAATATAAACAACCGGTGTGGAATAACCCAATAACTTATGTTGGGGGTTCATTTGGTGGACCAATCCATACTTATAACTCAAACTCTTTTAATATTAATGGTAATGGTACAACAACAACCACAAATGGTAATTTATCATTTACATCATCAAGTAATACTGCGGGTGTTAATTTTAATACTACATCAATAAGTAATACTTTTGCAGGACCAAACAAAAGAGAGATTTTAGGTCCAAACAATAGAGGTGTTTTAAGAAGTTTGAAAAAATCTAAACCTAATTCTCGTAGTGAGGTTACTATGGATATGTTGTCTATGGATTCATTAGAAACCGGTAGAGTTGAAAAAGGTGGTTCATCTGACCAATCATTTCAAACGGTGAATAAAACTTTTAACCATTACGCTTGTTCAACATCAATATGGAAGATTCTTCCTGTATCACAACAAGTTTTTGAAAAACAGGACTTAAAAGTGTATTGTACTAATTGTGGTAAAAAAAGAAAAAAAGATTCTGATAAGTTTTGTTCTTCTTGTGGGAACAAATTCTAAATAATAAATAAATAACAAGGTTTCAAAATATAATCCATCATTTTTTTAGTGATGGATTTTTTTATATGAAAAAATTGTGTATCTTTGTATCAAAATATTGAAATATGAAAAGAATTTTTATTGATATGGATGGTGTATTGGTTGATTTAGGGGGAGAATTTGATAAATGGTTCGATGAACATCCAAATTTAGTTCACAAATACAAACATAGTCCTGACCATATTCCGGGTATCTTTAGAGACCCTAAACCATATGATGGGGCAATTGAGGCAATCAATAAGTTGGTTGATAGTGGGAAATATGAATTATTGATTGCCACTGCGGCGCCTTGGGGAAACCCTTATGCGTCTACGGATAAAAGGTATTGGATTGAGAAATATTTTGGTAAGTTATTTCATAAAAAAATGGTAATTACTCATCGAAAAGATTTATTACTTGGTGATTATTTAATTGATGATAGAACGGCAAACGGTGCCGGAGAGTTCACCGGTGAATTAATTCATTTTGGGTGGAATTATGAGAAAAAAGTTTGGAATGAATACCCTGATTGGGATAGTGTATTAAAAAAATTATTATAAAATGGAAAATAATGTAAAACCACCTTATCGTATCTATTTAGATGACGTAAGAACTCCAACCGGAGATAATTGGATAGTTGTAAGAAATTACGATGAATTTGTTAGTAAAGTTAATGAGATTGGATTGGAGAATATTGATATAATTTCGTTGGACCACGATTTGGGGGATACAGCAATGAAGGAGTATTTCAACAATGTTTCGCCAAATTATACTTTGGATTACAACAATATTGATGAGAAAACCGGATATGATGCCTCTAAGTTCTTGGTTGCGTTGTTTCACAATACAAATGAAGGTAGATTCAATATGAGTAGAAGTGAAAGAAAGGCTGACAAATTTGTATTTCCAATTGTATATGTTCATTCTGCAAACCCAATCGGAAGTGCGAACATAATGGGATATTTGAACAATTTTTATATGAACGAGGGTCAAGCACAAACTTGTGTGAGAGTCCAAATACCACACGTATAATGGGTCCGGAAGGTGAAAAAATAGTTGAGAGAGCATATAAACTTCATTTGGATGAAAGTGGTGAAATTATTACTTTTGATGACTTTTTTAATAAAGTAGTTTCTGATGAAGAATTTGGTAAGTATTTTGACACTTTATTTGATAGAGCAAAAAAATTAATAATCAAAGAACGTATAAAATGATAAAAATAGATAAAGAAAGAAAAGTTTGGATTATATCCGATACCCACTTTGGACATAAGAATATATGTCGTGGAGTAACTGCGTGGAGATTACCTGATGGGAGTATTCCAATATCTCAAACAAGAGATTTTGACTCAATTGGTGAGATGAATGAAATGATAGTGAATAACATTAATAGTGTTGTTGGACAAGATGATGTTTTGATTCACTTAGGAGATTGGAGTTTTGGTGGGTTTGAGAATGTAAAAATTTTTAGAGACAGAATTGTGTGTAAAGAGATTCATCTTATATTAGGTAATCACGACCACCACATTGAGAACAACCGAGAGGATTGTCAAGAATTGTTTGCGAGTGTTAATCATTACACAAAATTGATGTATAAGTTTGAGACATTGGTTTTAATACACTTCCCTATTGATTCTTGGGATGGATTAAACAAAGGACACATCCACTTACACGGACACTGTCATTTACCTCAAACAAAAATTTTTGGTAAAGGTCGTAGAATGGATGTAGGGATGGATGGTAGTTTGTTCTTTTCACCATACGATTTAAGTAACGTAATTAAGATTGTTAAGGAAAGAGAGATTCGTTCAAATATGGATGGGGACCACCACATAGATGAAGTAATAACTGAAGACGGAAAAAAAAGAAAATAATATGTTAAACACAAGAGTTGAGGATAATCATTTTAATGAAGATGATTCATTTATATCGTCACGAATAATAATTGAGGTCCCGTTATCTCACGAAATGATACAAGATTGTTATTCGTATGCGCCAATGGATGCACCGGCAGAAATAAAAAGAATGTTGATGGAATGTCTTGGGGATACGATTGATGAAATTATTTTAGGTAAAAGACCTGATAATGTTGATGAACAGTGGTTAAGAAGAAAATTAATAGAAGTGAAAGTAATATGAGAATTAAACAAACAAAAAAAGATTTATTTGTGTGTTCCTGTCATAACACGGAACATCAAATGGTTGTCCTATATGATGAGGACGATATTGATGGTGTAAGATTTCCAATGGTTTATGTTCATACTCATTTGGTTAAACGACCATTTTGGCAAAGAGTTGGTTATGGATTAAAATATATTTTTGGACATCAGTCAAGATACGGAGCATTTGATGAGTTTATCATCAATCCGGATGATGTTGGTGGGATTGAGAAGATTGTTAAATATTTAAAAGAATGTGAAATATGAAAGAGTTATTTTTATTAAGAGGATTACCAGGAAGTGGTAAATCTACGTTGGCGGAATCATTAGGTGGTCAACATATGGAAGCGGATAAATACTTTACCTACGAAGGTAAGTACGAATTTGACGTTACTAAATTAAAAGACGCTCACGATTGGTGTCAAAACGCTGTAAAAGTTTTTATGGAAAATAAAGGCAAACGAGTTGTGGTATCAAACACATTTACTCAAGAATGGGAAATGAAACCATACTTTGACTTGGCTGAAAAACACGGATATAGAGTTTATTCTTTAATTTGTGAAAACAGACACGAAGGTGTTAATGAACACGGGGTTCCGGAAGATAAATTGAAATTAATGAAAAATCGTTTTGAGGTAAAACTTTAATTTAATATCTTTGACCCACAAAATTAGTTAATTATGGAAAATATCTTTAAAGTTGCCAAATACGAAAAAACGGAGACCGGATTCAATCATAATGGGTATGACGAATATGTTATTACTTATGGTAAAGCGAGAAAGGTTCATTTACTTAGATTGATTATCAACGGACAATACACAGACCATACAATAAACCTAATTGATGGAAATAGTGGTTATAAGAAAACTATTCTCACAGCTATTAGTGATTATAAAAACGGTAGATTAAAAGGTGACCCGACTCAGATTGTAAAGAAAACAATAACCTTTAGTGAGATAGTTCAAATTTACAGTAAACCGATTGTAAGTAATGTTAAAAATTATTTATTGGGGATTAACAAAGAAGAAAGAAGAGAGACATTAACAAAATTTGAATTGATATGAGTGGGGGGACTTTTATTTGATTCTAATATATTTATAAATAAAGTTTAAAATATGATTGGAGTTTATAAAATAACAAGTCCAAAAGGTCTTGTATATATCGGTTCATCAAAAGATGTTGATACTCGTTGGAAGTGGTATAAAAAATTAAGATGTAATAGTCAAACTAAATTATATAACTCGTTAGTAAAATATGGTGTTGATAATCACATTTTTGAAGTTATTGAAGAATGTGATATTGAAATTCTTTTAGAACGGGAGTTATTTTATGGTACATTTTATGAATGTTTAGATAATAAAATAGGTTTAAATTGTCGTTTACCTAAATCAATGGAAGGTTATGTGTATATGTCACAAGACACAAAAGATAAGATAGGCTCCTCAAACAAAAGTGTTAACGTTGGTAAAATTCACGGACATTATGAGTCATCCTTAAAAAAGTTAACACCGGAACAAGTTCGAGAGATAAAATTGTTGTTAATTGAAAATAAATTAACTCAAAAAGAAATTAGTGATTTATATTCTGTAAGTAGGAGAACAATTGGTTTGATTTTGATTGAGAAAAGATATAAAACTATTGCAACAGATTTAGATTTGTCTTTAAGAAAAAAACAATATGTTAAGTTAGAGGAATGTGATTATAATGAGATAAAAAAATTGAACAAAGAGGGGGTAAGTCAAACAAAAATTGCTCAAATGTATGGTGTTAACCAATCACATATTAGTAAAATTATAAATAACGAAAATTATATTAAAACTATGAATATAAATAAAGATGGGAGAGTGAGTCATTAGTGGTGGGCATTTCGATTATAACCAATATAAGATTGGTTACATCGCAGACCAAATAGATGAGGTTATTGTGAAGAATGGTTTAGAAAAAACACCGGAAGAACTTAAAGAACATTGGATTGACCCTGATTGGTATAAAAAATACCCTGAGGACTTATTCCATTACAAATATCCGGATGAGGTTATTGAGAAGATGAAAGATGCAGTTAAAGCTCTTAAAATTGCTCAAGAATACGCTCAACGAGTGGATTGGTTGTTATCAGGTGATGATGGTGAAGAATCATTCTTAAGTAGATTAGAAGAGAATTTAAAAAAAATAGAATAAAATGATAGAAAAACTAAACAAATATTACGAAGACGGATTACTTTACAAACAAGTACATCCATACCTCCCATTAACTATATGGAACTATAGCGAAAAAGTCCAGTATGAAAATTTGTGGGACGAAACTCTTTTGATGTGTAGAGGTTTAGTTACCGACCACACCGGAGATATCGTAGCAAAACCTTTTGATAAATTCTTCAACATAGAGGAAGGAAAATTTGAACCAACTGAAAACTTTGAGGTGTATGAAAAAATGGATGGCTCACTTTTAATAGTTTTTTGGTACGAAGGACAATGGATATTAGCGACTCGTGGGTCATTTGGTTCAGACCAAGCAATTAAGGGTAGAGAATTACTTAAAAAATACAACACCGATATAATGTTCAGACATCTGACTTTTTGTTTTGAAATTTTATTTCCTCAGAATCGCGTGGTAGTAGATTACGGTGATTATGAAGGGTTAGTCCTATTGGGAACCTTTGATAAGAATGGTAAAGAATATGATGTGGAAATGTGGAGAGAATACGGGTTTGATGTGGTTAAAAAATACGATGGTATAAACGACTACAAACAACTCAAAGAAATGGTTAAAAACGACCAAGAAGGGTTTGTGGTGAAGTTCTCCAATGGGGATAGAGTTAAAGTTAAAGGTGTTGAGTATCTTCGTCTTCACAAAATTATGACCAATGTTACCACAACCGGAGTTTGGGAGTATTTGAAAAATGGTGAGGATGTTATGGAAATATTAAAAGATGTTCCAGACGAATTTTACAATAAAATTAAATCTTATGTTAGAGATTTAAGATATAGTCATTTCCAAATATCTGAGGATGCTGGTAAAAAGTTTGATGGTATGATGTATGGTAAATATAACGATAAAGAACCCATAGAAGATAGAAAAGAGTTTGCTGAGTGGGTATTCACTCAACCTAAACATATGTCAGGGATTCTGTTTAGAATGTTTGATAAGAAAAATTACTCTGAAATCATATGGAATCTAATAAGACCGGAATTTAAAAAGTTGTAAAAAAGTGGGAGTAATATCCCACTTTTTTTGTTTTTTTACTATTTATAAGTTATAAAATATTAAGTTAAAATTATGAGTGTATCTATAATAGTGGCGTTTATCACGGGGGTATTGGGACCTCTCCTATTATTATTCATTAAGAATAAATTGGATAAAAAAACTGAAAAGCCTGATATGGTGTTGGAAACACTAAAAGTTAGTGAACTTGTGATGACAAAATTGGAACATATTAAAGACGAATTTAAATCAGATAGAG